CCCATAGTGTTGATGATCCAGGACACCAACATACTTATAGTCAACATTTTGTTCAACAAGTAGGTGACGATAACAATAATTTTCTATTAAATTCTTCTAGTTATAATCAGGCTACTTCATTTGCATTTACCGGAATCTCACTCGGCAATTCAACCACTGGAATTAGTTTAAGCAGTACTGGTTCAGGGGATGCTCATAGTCACACTTTCACAGGTACATCTCACAATCACGGGTTCTCGTCACCGAGTCATACTCATGCTTTTACTCAGACGGGTCACAATCACACTTTTTCTAGCTCACCGCATAGTCACTCGTTCTCATCACCTAGCCACTCGCATGATCTTAATCAAACGGCTCACACCCATACGTTTGCTAGCTCACCGCATAGTCACTCGTTCTCATCACCAAGTCATAGTCATACTTTTACTCAGACGGCTCACGGTCACTCTTTCACTGGAACTGCCCATAATCACGCATTTTCGGGAACGGACATTAACTTAGCTGTTAAATATGTAGATGCGATTATAGCTACAAAGAGTTAACAAATTATGAAATTAGAACCCGGAAAATTTTGCCCACTGATTAAAAAAGATTGTATAGGACTTCAATGTTCGTGGTTTACACTAGTAAGAGGTACGCATCCGCAGACAGGAAAAGATGTTGATGAATGGGGATGTGCAATGACTTGGCTTCCTGTTCTATTAATAGAAAATAGTCAACAGCAGCGTTCAACAGGTGCCGCCGTAGAAAGTTTTAGAAATGAAGTAGTAAAGTCGGCTGAAAAAAGCCAACAGTTATTATTAGTGGATCTTCAGCAGCGCATTACTGAATCTAACAAAATAGAATCGCTAACTTATAGCGATCCACAAAATAATACATGATAAATATTCGATAACGGAGAAATTTTTAAATGGCATATACAATAGTTAAAAGCGATGGTACAGTACTTACTACCATTCCAGATGGTACGATAGATACTACTAGTACCTCTCTTGGATTACCAGGAAGAAGCTTTTCAGGTTATGGACAAGCCCAAGACACGAACTTTGTTCACCAACTAGAAAATTTCGCATCAGCTACGCCGCCGCCCAATCCTCTTAGAGGTCAACTTTGGTATAACATAACTACTAACACTGTGTTAGTATGTCCTGCCGACGGAGAAGCAAACGCAGCAGCATGGTTAGCACTAACTTCAACCGCTAGTGGTGCTACCACAACATTCGGTAATATCTCAGTAAGTGGGTCTATCGTAGCTAACAGTTTAACGGTAGCAAATGAAATATCAGCTGGCTCGGTGTCAACTGATTATCTAACTGTTGCTATTCAAGCAAACATTGCCAATGCTAATCTGAGTGGCTCAACAAATGTCGCAAGTTTGAATACCACGCTCATTACCACTGGTTCAGCTAATACCAATGGTAATTTGATAGGAACTTGGACATTATCTGGTAACGGTGTAGCTAATGGTGTTAACGGAACTGCACTTTGGATTACGAACGGCAATCTTGTAGTTTCAGGAGCAGGGAACGTCGGCATCAAAGCGGACAATTATTATGATGGAAGTGGCAACGTAATCCCATTAGGGGGTACATATAGTAATAGCAACGTTGAATTGCTCTTACCGACTTATGCAGCAAACGTTGGTCCTTTAGGAGGCGCAACAGTCTTTAACGGTAGAACACTATCTACTGGCGCAAACACTACGACTGGTAATATTACTGGACGCTGGGCATTAACTACAGGGTCACAACTTACCGCTACTTACGCTGACCTTGCAGAAAGATTTGCAGCAGATGACGTATATGCACCTGGAACTGTAGTGGAATTAGGCGGCGAAAAAGAAGTCACTATCGTAAAAGATGAATTGTCTGAGAAGGTATTTGGTGTTGTCTCAAACACTGCTGCTTATTTGATGAATGCAGGCTCAGGAGAAGATGACACTCACCCAGCAATTGCGCTTATCGGAAGGGTATCTATTAAGGTAGTAGGTATCGTTAAAAAGGGTGATAGACTTGTAAGTGCTGGAAATGGTGTAGCTAGAGCAGCAAATACCGGCGAAGCAACCGCGTTCAACACAATTGGCAGATCCTTAATAAATAAAGATACAGAAGATAATGGCATCGTTGAAGCCGTTGTTATGATAAGATAATAAGGATTTAACATGGCCTACGCTCAATTTGGTACAATTCAAGCAGCAGATTTTAATACATTAGTGGGAGGAAATCCTACTACTACTGCTAATACATTAAACGCAACTTGGGCAACTGGTGGCAGTACTGCTGGTTATGGTCAAACTGCCGTAGGCAACGTGGCAGCGGGAACTAACATTCTAGCTAGCACTCAGTGGTCATCACTAGTATCTAATACTGCTAGTGCAGCATCACACCAGGGGTCAAGTATAACTAGCGTTTCTACTCCAGTTGCAGGCGGAGTAATTACATTTACAGCAGCGATTCCCACCAATCTACAAACAATTTATACCAACAGATTAAACGCAGCAGCGCAAGGCTCAACTACACCAAACACCGCTACTAGAGCAACTACTTGGTCAAATCAGTTAACATTTACTCATACTGCTACTTTTGCTAGCGGTGATGCAGCCCGTTACTTCTTTAATGCCGGCGGCCAAATTAAAATGACAGTATCACATCCTGGAGTTTCTGGTATTGATTTATTGTTTAATAACCTAGCAAGTAACGTGGGTACTGTAGTAATGTCTGCTCCCACATCAGGCTCAGTGTCTATTGCAGGAACATCTTATAACGGCATCACTAAAATCGGAACCGGCGGTAATGCCCCCACTATTGATTCTTCTAAGGGTTATTATGGTCTAACAGTTTCTAACGCTACTGTATTCACACAGACAGCAAGTACTGGACCAAGCGGATACCTATCTTCATTCATTCGTTTCATTGTTAAGAGTAATGGTACACAGGGTTCTAATGGTGATACTGGCTCAGTAGTCACTATCTATACTATTTGGGATGAAGTTCCTGATGGTCTAGTTGTCGCATCCGGATCAGCAACTACCATGACACTTACCCCGCCTTCTACTACTAACATTGCCAATACTTGGGGAGCAGTAACGTTATCCGGTACAGTAACCGGTTCGTAACTTTTTAATCACATAAGGTGTATCCATCTAAATACTCATAGGAGTTCATGATGGATACTAAAACCTTAATTACCGAAGCAAAAGCTCGTTTTGCTCACAACTCAGCAAAAGATTATCTAAAAGAAAAGTACAATGCAAAGCTACTTGTAGCAGAGCAGGGCGGTCTATGGAAAGCTGATAAAGAAACTATTGCATTTTTAACAGTAATGATAAACGATTATGATGATAGAGTTGTTTTAATTGACACTTTTAACAATCCAGTACTAGTAGAACGTAGTGAGCTATTGACTAAGTTGAAAGATGTTTACCGTAGTGTCATGGCGGAATGGTACAATGAGTGGAAAGAACTAGAAAGCAAAAGATGACTCGCGGCGTAATACTATTTGCCTTCAATAGTCCTAAATACAATTACTATGAAATGGCTAAGCACACTGCAAAGCGTGTTGAGCATTTTCTAAAGCTGCCTGTTACGTTAGTGACAGATGATGATTCTATGCCCAAGGACGAATATGAGCTTTGGGACAAAGTAATAAAGATTACTCCGGACAAGAACAACTTCCGTGACTGGGGCATGTGGATTAATAAAGGTCGTTATATGGCATATGAGTTAAGCCCATATGACGAGACCCTATTGCTTGACGTAGACTATATCATCAATTCAACTAAATTACTAACACTATTTGACATTGACACTGATTTTTGCTGCCACAATAGAACTAACTTTTTAATGAATGTTGGTGCTCCACAAGAGCTACTAAGCGTTTACAGTTATGAAACGTTATGGGCTACTGTTATTATGTTCCGAAAGTCTGCCCGCGCAGAACAAATATTTAAATGTTTAGAAATGGTACAAAAGAACTATGAACACTACGCCAACATTCATAATTTTATCGCCCCTGTATATCGCAACGATTACGCTCTTACTCTTGCCCTCCGTATTGCTAACGGCCACGGTAGTGATTCCCGCGATGTTATTCCTTGGGATTTACTTCACGTTGGAAAGAACACGCAAGTTTATCGTAATGGTGATGACCAGTTTGGTACAGAGTATACGGTCATGTTTGACAACTGGCAACGGGGAAAAATAAGAAAAGAATATATCACAATTAAAGACATGGACTTTCACGTAATGAATAAAGAATTGTACGTGGAGATGATAAATGAATAAAGGTTTCGTCATTATGGCGCAAGGACTTGACTACGAAGTTTGCGCTGATGTACTCAAACAAAGCATCCTAAATGTAATGCCTGATGCCAATGTGACAATTATTACTACTGACCTGCTCCCATATGGCGACCAAGCTCCCGATACTAATTGGAAGCTACAGAATGATTGGCAAGTATATGAAGCAAGTCCGTATGAGTATACTATCAAGCTAGAAGCAGATATGATTCTGCCTAAATCAATTGACTATTGGTGGGATGTATTACAGAATAGAGATTTGGTAGTAAGCACAACAATTAGAAATTTTAAACAAGAAATTTCAGATATTAAAGCGTATCGCAGATTCATTACTGATAACAAGTTGCC